ACCTAATCTAATCTAAAGCTCAGAAGGAGCTAACCATAAAAGAATATAAAGGGCTAATCCGCATTTTTGGATGCAAGTAAGACATCGCTGAAGGCGATGTTCGGCACAGAAGGTGCCTAGAAAGGTTGACTAATAGTAGTCGCGTTGCTGCTTCTTTTGGAAACAACCACAAAAACCCCCGACAATTGGAGGAAAATGGTTATTTCTGCCAGAAAACTTGCTATTACAGCAGCGCTCACTCCTCGTCCTTTGTGGGGATCTGGAGCGAACTAGTCGTCGGGGGTTGGATGATTGTGAAAGACAGTGGGGGACCCACGAGGTAGCCAAATGCGAAATCTTCGCCAATTTGACGGGCTACCTCGAGGTTCACTTTCGTGGCTGTCACAAGGGTGGTACCGCTGTTAGTCGGCACCTGATTGGGGGGAGTTGCTACAAAGAGATTCTCATCCATGTTGCGCATTCCTCCGAGATACGTAAGGATCGTTGGGAGTGCCTGGTAAAACGGCACATCCACCTCAAGGACAGCTTCCTGAAAAGGGAAGTAGTCGACTCGAGGGATCCCCATGTTGTCGGCGGGAAGGCCACCTGTATTCACCTGGACGTTCCAGTCAATAGGTGTATCAAGGCTTCGTGGAGAGAGAGTTACTGAGCAAGGTTGAGTGGCAGTCTGGTTCTCAAGATTTGGAATCTGTTGGAACAAAACTCTCATTGACCCTACCTGAAAACGGTAGAGAAACGCTACGTACTCGAAAACGGACGAAAAAGGTCCGTATTGAGTTCCTTGGTCACCATGCTGATGTCCTGTTAGATACGGATAAATCCGCAAATCAAAACCAGCAGTTATTGGGGCGATCAAAAAGGACGGGTACGTCATATAGCGCTTCATCAGCTGTCTAAAGGAGGTCACGAATTCGCCCAAACCAAGTTGGTTCGGGTTCATACCATTCATCTTTCTCGAGTCAAAGAAATCATTGATCTGTGCGTATCCGACGCGATAGAACTCATTCGTTGACTGCACTGCAGCAAATCCGGGTGTTAGGGGTTTGAAAAGGGGGGCCCACACACCTTTGTTGGAGAAGTATCCAAATTGGAAATCTTCTCCAGCAGAGGTTTCAACGAGAAACTCGATACGGTCTGCTGCTGTCGTCGGATTCCTGAGAGAATTCAGGACTTCCACGTACAGCATTCCGGTTGGTAGTTCGTAACAAATCGATTCCATCGATATAGGACGGCTATCAGGTCGAGCACTCATTGATTTCCATGGGGCATTGAACACATAGGGTACTTCGAAATCGAATTCGGTAAGGTCTCTGAGATCAAAAATTTTCGTGTAACATTTGTCGACATCGATAGTACTTGGGTTCGAACCAACCCTAGCGCCAGGCACGAAGAAGACACGAATACGGCCACTGTGAAATGGGGTCTTCACGATCTTGAAATGGTAGCGAATGCCACCACGATAGAACGAAAAGAGCTCAGCTACATATGACAGCATCGTGTTCTGCTTTAGCACCTTAGCACCAGGCTGACCGGACTTGATAGATGAGGTGGGGTCGACAGGCCACCTCCAAATTACGGCATTCTGGGCGTCGGTATTAGACATGTAGAAGCGATCAGCATAAGTTGGTCGCTGCAACACGTAAGCTAGGGACATCTCGTCTTTGTCGGTGTTGAAAATGGCGTTGGGGGTACTAACTGCGTTCGTCGCGTCAAGTCCTAGAGGTTTAGACTTGGCATCTCCTTGGTAATTCGCACGATTCCTCACGTAGGTAGGTTGAAACAACATCGGGTGGCTGTCATCAGTAGGTTTACTGAATCCAAACCACGATGCGGCTGAACCAACCATTCCAGCTACTGTCGAAACAGCACCCGCAATGGCTCCCACGCCGGGAATGACTCCAAGCATGGAGCCCACCTTCGCTACTGCATTCGCAGTCTTCGAAATAATCTTCGTCTCCTTTACTTCTGCTACTTTCGTCGCAAGGGTGTTCAGAGGTTTCGTCTTCGTTTCGGGGGTCTGGCCAATTTGCGCGTCGCCGACGCGTTCCGGAGCATCCAATGGATGGGCCTGTCTCCAGAGGTTGTACTGTGTCTTCCGGTAGGAAGCAAGTGCTCGATCCTGCTGAATCCATTGCTTAATGAATTCGGGGGCGGGTTGTACACGCTGTTGGGCGTTATTGTACTGCATCGAGCGCACGGCACACTGCTGTCTGTCATCATCATTCCAGGACATTCCAAAGATGAAGGGATCTGGGATCTCTCCAATCTGTGCAATTCCAGAATACTTCGTAGGTACATAGGGTATGTAATTGTGAAGGGGCATTCCAGTCGGCATCTGAATATCTATGTTCTCGGCGTGGCACCAAATGGAGCCATCAACATCAACGGTTCCTGTCAATTGGGAGTAGACAAAGAGCTGGATGACACCAAGACTTCCAATGGCTTCAACTAAGTCAAAATGGGAGGTCGGACAAATGTAGGGCACTCGGAGTTCAATCGCGGTACTCACACTTAGATCAAGATCTACGTGTGAGTATCCCGTTAGTCCTCCAAAATGGGTCTGATTTGAGGGTACATAGGATTGCTGATTTGCAAAGGGGAGGAACACGGCCATCAATCTCCCAGCATTGAACGGTTGGGCATTCACCTGAATGCGCAGGACAAAGTCACAGCGCAAGTAGCGAAACCCAGCGATCTTCTGGGAAATCATTGGTCGTGCTAGAAAATCATTCGGGAGTAGAGTAGTAGTACCCACGGTGGAGCCGTGAGTACCCGTCGCAGCCCATACAAAATTCTTCAGTTCTACGGGTCGGGATAAGAATCCACGAACATCGTTGGTCAGTGAGTCATTGGCTACCGCTAGGTAGTCGAGCACTGGGGAGGAGACTTCCACGGGAGCGGAAGCTACATCTCCCTCTTCAGAAAACGTTACTGTTTCCTGTTGAACCTCGATTGTTGCTTCATCTTTGAAAACTTGGTCGGTTGAGTTACTTTCTTCGTTAGTTGTAGTCATGATTTGTGCTTGGCCTTGTCTACACACATTGCTGCTTTCGATAGGCCTCGAAGGGGTAGTCTGGATCCAGCGGGAAACAGAAGTGGGGTTGCCAGACACGCCACTCTGCGTCGTAATTGTTTGCTTTCGCACGCATCCGATAGCGTTGGGAGACTCTGTCGTACAGTTTACTACATCGTCGTTACCTTGAGCGGTAGCGAGTCGGTGCTTTATTTCTGTGACACGGTCCGCCTGAAGTGTGGAGTCGGGATCCACTTCGAGCTTACTCAGCGCTTCAGGAGTCTCCAGGACCCATCGGTTGTATTCAATTCGTTGATAGGCATCATACGTCTTGAAAGTGCAAGGAGTTCGGTCACAAATGATCTTTCTTGCACGTTCAAACGCAGGAAGTTCACGGTCAAAAGTCTGGCGGTCGTGTTGAGCGAGCTCGTGCACGGCCTCCTCCAATGTTGTGGCTGTAAGGATGTCGATATCTCGGTCTCCTCGCACCCACATAGGCATTTCTCGAAGTGTCTCAAGAGCCAGAGGGGCTCTGTATCTAGATTGATCAAAATCGAATCGGAATCTCCTCTTCAAAAAATTTACTTCGCTCATACTCCGGTATGCTGCATACACACCAGTCTTCGCTTCATCGGTATATGTCATTCCGATCGTCGCGTAAGCCTCAGTGATGGTGTTCTGGTTGAACCAGTCGATTATACAATCGGCTATTCCCCACAGATCATCATCTCCGTAGTTCACGTGACGAACGTATTTCTTATAGATTGCTAGGTCCTCGTTTTCAGGCGAGTACTTTCGCGCACACCAAAGAAAAACATATCTCGCTGAAATGGAGTGAAAAACACTATTGAGAATCGCTGTGATGGGACACCCTGAGGGGTTAGAATGAGTCCACATGTACAACTGGTCTCCGACTATGTGAATAGAATTCACAATCTCGGACCAGATGCACCTGCGGATCATTCGTTCCTCTGGTGTGCCATCATAGAAATCCTCAATAATATCCAACACTGCCCAAAGCATGGCAGCATTCAACGATCCATCGTAATTTCCGAAATCTCCTGCCAAAATCTTGGCACTAACTTCCTGAATCTTACGGGCCAGTCTGTCCCAGTCTTTGTTATACACATTGACTCCAACACACGACTCCACATCAATTCGGTTTCTCATCATATGGGCTGTAAAACCCAGGAAGTACTGTCTGAATAGAATTGTAAAACACATCTCTCCAACTGAAAACAATCGAGTTTTGCCTTGGTCGACTTTATCTATGGGTCTACGCTCATCCTTGAGCGTATCAACCCATACAACGGAAGGTCGAATGTTCCGTTTACACTGATCAAGCATGACATTGTACTTTGCAAGTACGTCCGGATGATCAGTGCGATATTCAACTTCTCCAAGCCATTGCGTCTTTCCTTTTCCTTTCTTCTGCCATCCGTATCCAGGTGACGTCGAGCGATTGATTCCACATAGGAATTCATCTCCCTCAACGCCGGTGATTGCTTCCTCAAACGAGAGGACGCGGCGGTCACCTTTGGATATACGTCTACAGATCATCTGAGAAACATCGTTCGTCGCTTCTTTCATCATTTCTTCATCGGGATTTAGAGGTACATAAGCTGCCTTCATCCTAGCTATGTCCATGGGATGTCTTTCAACCCCATCTACCACGCACTTTGTCAAGTACGCGGGTTTAGTGATGGGGGTCGAAATCACACCATGAACAGGGCTAGGAAAAATCTTCGTCGTTGCTGCTGCATGTTGCTTCACATGTGCCTGTCCGAGTCTTACGAAATCGCCGTCCAGCTTGCTCCTTAGAGCAAGCTGAGCAGAGGTCTCAGTAAGATACGTCTGAACACATGCAATCTCACATGCAACGTCAACTTCGGGGAAATGGTCTGAATCAGCTCTCTTCGGTTTAATCGCTTCAAACATCTGCTTCAAAACACCTTGAGTGATTGGTTGGCCGACACCTTGGTAAGTCTTATCATTAAGACCACCAGCGTGAATGCCAAATATCTTTCTCGGGAAATTTGAGTCAAAAGCTGTTAAGACAGCACCACAATTACCGTACGTAGTTTGAATTCCGTACAGCACGTAGTAGCGAATCTTTCCAACTGATTCTCCATCCTTATTAACCATATTATACACTTGATCTTCTGATTTATTCACATTTGTCCAATGATGCTGAACTTCGATACCATCAACGGGTTGATAGCCGGTCAAACACATCTGTTTTACACTTGTAAATCTTCCAAAATCTTCACTCGTCATAAATTTCTTAACAATGTCGGGGTGTTGGGGAATATTCGAGGGAAGCTCGAACATAGAAACATCTCTCTGTCCATTCACTGGGTCGCCATCAGCAAAACTGTATGTGGCGCAAGCCCACAGATTGAAAAGGTATCCAACTTCGCAGTTGAGATTCCTTATTCTCCACTCTGTGATATTGCGTCTCACACGGATATGCCGATTAACGATCGCGAATCTTCCTTTCACAAACAACATGTGCATCTGATGCACCCATTGTCCATTCATCTTACATTCAAGTTTATACAAATTACGGGCATACACTGGAAACATTTCGGCGGCATTCTGGTCTAAAATGAGATGGGGTTCTCCTTTCTTCTCTTCACTTCCTTCAGTCTTGACAACTTTCGGTCCGTTCGTCTTATTACTATCATATGCTTCACTTGTTACTTCAACTTTCACATTCGTTACAGGGGCTGCTCTAGTCTTGTCATTGTCATAGCTTTCAACATTCACTTTCGGCTCTTCTTTAGGACTCTTCTTAAAAACCTTTCTGTACAACATTCCTGCTCCAGCTTTCACTTTCTTATAAAGATAACGTACCAAGTAGAGAACCAACGCGGGAATCAAAAGGGAAATGATCATCATCACCCAATTCAACCAGGGTCGTTTCGCTACCTGCTTACCTACCCAGATATGCAGTAGAGAGGCAAAGTTGTAAAAACCAGGTGCCTGTTCCATGTACATCCAGGGAGTGTTATCATACTCATTCATCGGGTCATGATTAGGGTTCGGGGTTTGTGCTCCAATTACTTTAAGGTCATGAATCATTCTCCAAAAACGTACTTTAAATGTATCGCCCTGCAACTTCACATTTCTGTGGTGCAGACACGGTTTCACTGCTGCTGGGGTAAAATCTGCGGTAGTAAACATAGCATCTTGAAAACGTTTCTTAAGTTCATCATAATTAGTAATTCCTTCTTCTTCTGCTTGAAGTCTTGCTTTCCATCCAACGGAAACGGCAATCGCAACACGTTGCGCCATCGTCTTCGTTCTCAAAGTACAGCAATCGCTCTTCCACAGATCACCAAAGTCATAGGGGCATTCACGGATTTCACTTGGGGGAGTAATCTTATTGAATTGAATACTTGATTTAATGTCTAAATGCGTCTCGTGCTCAAGAGGTGTCAATCTCTCTCCAGCGAGGCGAGTTCCTGTCACCTGAAAATAATAACATTCATCTCTCGGTTTTATATTAGTCTGGGCTCTTGCTTCTGCTAATTCTGCTGCCAAGAAATCTTTAAAAGTCTTGGGTTTATCCTTAGGGGGGGCAATAACATCAGCCATGCTACCGAGGAAACTCGGGCGGTCACGTTCAGCATCCAACATTCTAACTTTATCAACATCATCTTCAACAGTCATACGTTCAGGATTGGGTTGTCGGGGTAGAGGGGGGAAATCAGCATAACTACATCCAGCTCCATCAGCATCATCATAATCACGTTCATCAATCTGGGGTCTTCCTTCTCTAGCCCGGCGATCCAACACACTCTTCATATAATCATCAACTCCTTCGATAAATCTTTCACTTCGTTCGATATTTTCCATACATACATCACAACATTCTTGAGCAAATTGAGCAAAACTCAATCTCTCAGCGGACAACTCACAGGTTTGAAGTGCGAGCGGATCGAGCTTAATGTATTGCACACATTCAGTCAACACCATCGGGTCAGTCTTCATTCGTTCACCAATCTTCTTAAAGTCAAGTACATCAACCATCTTACCTTCTTGCAATGCGGGCATTGCGTAATCCGGGTGAGGCACCTGTTTATATCTGAGGGTGATACGTCTAGCTACTGCTTCAGGGTTCGTTAGGGAGGGCCATTTGAAATTCGTTCGGTTAGAGGTCATAACTACTACGGGGGCTCTGAAATACGTCGTTCCTTTATCTTGCAGGTGAGCCATTGGCAATTGCCAATGAGCCGTATTACCTGCTCGAATCACGTTCAACGCATCTGGGGAAGACTTCTGTTCTGTATCCTTGATTGATCCAAAATCATCAAAGACTACGATCTTACACGCACTAGGAAATCCATCCCAACGTCCATCTTCCGACGGATAATTGTAATAGACCTTCTCGTGCACATCATCGGTTGAAGTACAACCCATGGCGGCAAGAAGTTCACAGTAGAGGGGATAGCAAGTAGAAGACTTGCCAACACCAGAGGCACCTACTATGTGAATAAAAATGGGGGGGACACGTTGATGGGTACTTCCGGCTCCGCTTCCAGCAGCAATTGATCTTACATGAGATAAGAAGATCAACGCTTGCTGGACACGAACTCGAGCTGCTGCAGGGACTTTCAATGAATCAAGATACTTATTAATTCTATCACCTCTCATAATGAGGGAATCAACTGTTTCTTTCAACTGACGGTTATTCTTAATGTTAATTTCGAAATTAGAATTCATGATTTTAGCAACTTCATCACACCACTCATTTATTCCTTTCATTCCATCTTCATCAGGGATACCAAAAAACTTCATCTTAATCCACGACAAGAGCTTAAGCGCAATCTTAGCTCCAAAACTTCCAAGGTCTTCAACTGATCGAATAACGGGGGACATTCGGGAAAACAGATTAATAAATTGGGACATAGATCCTACAGAAGGTAGAGATCCTAAACCACACGCAGAAAGTACTACCATGAGAGCAGCACCAATCTTGGGAAAAAGTTCAGTCAATGTTGGAATCCAATCTAGAATCAAATCTGGGGAGAAAATCTGGGCTGGGCCTGAAGGGCCTTCACCACTAGGGAAAAACATCTTCTTGAACAAATCAAGCATCTTATTTGTCAAATCACTATTAAGAGAGAGGGAATTAACAAACGCAACAACATGCAAAAGACATCCAGGAGCATCAGGCCAAGAACGAACAATTCCTGCAACCATAGTACAAAAACCAATAAGGTCTCGGTACCAAGGTCGCGGGACAACAGTGTTCAATTCTCCAGCCATCTGCTCAAGAAGAGGGATTCCAACATTCACACGCATTGCTTCAAGATCGGGCCAATTCAACTTAACTTCGAAAGGGGGCATATCCTTCATGGCTTCAACAAACGAAAAGTTATGATTGATATCACCCTTGACATTATCGAACAAGCCTTGGGCTTGTCCAACACGATCAAAAGTATCGATATCTTCCATATCAATTTCGTTCATCGGTTCCATAGGGGACGGGTGATTGAAATAGAAAGGGCGTCTTCCAAGAGGGGTATCAACAAACATTGGGGGGGTCCAGTACTTCTCTCTGTCTTCTCTTTGAAACGACATCGGCATCACATGAGGGTACATATCAGCATGACAGTGGTCGGGGCAACCACCGCAAATCTTACACGTAATTACACGAGAACAACGAACATTTCCAACTGCCCGAAAGGGACAGCGAACTATATCATAGGTGTACTCTGCTTCCGAAATTACATCATCAAATCGAGAACGATCGGCATACGAGAAATCATACGCGCGACGCTCACGATTCGACTCGGCAATCGCTTCGTCAAGTGAATCATCATCGGTCCAGTCCATCATCTCAAAGTCGGGTTGGGAAATCAAGTCGTCATCATCAGTACTTGCTTCTTCGGTTGTGGTGTCGGAAAAAAACGGACAACCACAATCGCAGACATAGTATTCATCTTCATCAAGGTCGGATTCTTCATCAGTACTCAAGGGCGAAAAACGGTTCGCAAGCTTGAGATCAACGAGCTTCTTCATGTAACGTTCACGGTTCTTCATCTTCTGCTTACCGATACGTTCACATCGAGCAGAGGCAATCGCAGCCTCACGCGCAGCTTCAGCATGCTCAGCATACAAAACTGCGAGTTCTCGAACATCTCTTCTCTTACGAGAAGATAGGTCGAGATACTCTCTACCACCAAAACAATCGTTGCATACTTCATCAACATACTGCATGAATGAGGGAACAAAAATCTTATTTACTGTAGTTGTGGCCATAGTGAGATTTAAGATTTTTAAAGTCAGTTTCAACGATGGTGCGAACTAATCAACACCTCACGCACTCGCCGAAGCAGTCAAACTCCAGTGCGAATAATTATAATAGGCTGAAAATCCTATTACCCAATTATTAAGGGTTTACCAACTACATGGTTGTAATAATTACTAACTTTCCACACACTTACAATAGCATCGCCAATGAAAGGAATCAACTAACGGCTTTCGGCCGCGTCTATCCAGACGTCACGAATAGCTAAATTCAGTAGGTACTAATAGAAATTATAAGCTACGTCCAGCCTTAGAACTGTACTGGGGTAATTAAACCTGTAGGCAAAGATTATGCTTTCGGTAAAATAATAAACGATTGCGTCACTAAATGTGAGTTATAATCTAAAAATAATAATTATAGGTGAAAAACACTAATAAGATAATAAATTATTACACAAAGGTCAACTAATCTCGATGCGTATCAAGTACTTATGATACGGGAACCAACTGTTCCGATTTCACACATCGATCAGGCGCAAACACAATAGTAATAAAAATTAAATATACTAAAAGGGACTATGTTCTTACATTTCGTGAGTCAGAGAAAATCTGAATAGCTCACTTATAAATAAAATAATAAATGAATATAAAATAATAATGCTCGGGAAAAGAGTCTTATAAAATAAAAATAACTGCTCCTGTATTAACTTTCAACGGAGACAGTAAAAATAAATTAATATACAAATTTACATAAAGGGGTTGTCTATAAAGGGACAAAACTGATACCCGTACCAGGGTCTCACAGGGATACTTAACATCCGGCTAAGTCTCAACGGGGTCCTATATTCTACTGCATATATTAGGCAGTTTACTAGGGGGGTGGGAGAAAAATCTCCC